AAGAGATTTACTAGATGAAACAAGAGCAAAATGGGTAAAATCAAATACTGCTCCAACTAGACTTATTCAATACACTAGGTCTAGTGATGATTTAGAAATCTCTGATCTTCCATCATTTGTGGGTGGTGGACAATTCAACCAAAAAGAGAAAGATAAAATAGAAGATTATCAATCTTTTGGAGGTCTGGAACTTGTGCAAAGACCATCTGTCGGAACAGGTGGAGATACTGTTCTATACGATGGAATCTCTTATAAAGTAAAGAGGTATGAAAAGCTAGGTGGATTATATACTGTCTTCGGAGAAAAGATACGTCATAACTCAAGACCCAATAAGAGATAAATCATGTCTTTAAAAATCACAATATTTGATGGAGTAATCCCAATGCTAGACGAGATAGCGGAAGCTAACTATGGTCAAGGATTGGATGCATTAGATCATGCTGGTATAGTTTTGAGAACTGCACAGAGAACTGCCTTTAAGTCTTCAAGAACTCAATGGAGACAATCTTATATAAAAGGTAAGAGAAGAATCTTTAAAACAACTTCTAGTAACATCTTAGGGAATAGAGTTTCACATCAAACCAGAAGCAACAGAGGTAGACCATCTAGTATGGCAAACTTCATCACGTCTAATCTAATGGAAAAAAGTATGATTATGGTTGTTGGTGGTAAACATGGAAAATTAAGCCCCAAGCTAAGAAGAGATGGCAAAGTGATAGGTCTTGCTAAACCAGTTAGTTCTGTTACAAAAGGTTCATATGCTATTCTTCAAAAATTAAACAACGGGAGTATTGCTACAGATAAAAACTATTATGCTAATTCGGTAAGAAGATCGAGTATGAAAGGATTTAAAAGAGCAAAGTACCTTAGTCAAAATTTTGTAGAAAAAGGCAGATTGGTAGCAATGCCAGCAGTTAGGCAGATAATGACAAGCAAGTTGGAGTCTATGATTCATAAGCAAATCAACAGAGCCAACATTAAAGTAAAAGAGGTGGTGACAGCATGATAACAATGGGAGTTATAAAAAAGTGGATTACAGACATCCTGGACAGTAATGAAGAATATCAAACATTCTGCACAGTCACGATAGGGTCAACACTTAATTTTTATCGTTCATCTCCAATGGATAAACCAGCGGAAACAATACCTTTTTTTACAGCGTATAGCAATGAAACCGAAAAAGATCTCTCAACCCAAGAAATTTGGAACGAGACATGGGATATACCTATTGCTATTGCGATAGAAACAGAAGAAAACCCCGTAGAAGATGGTGATACAAAAGTATGGGAGTCAACTGATAAAGTAGAGCTTTTAGCCGTAAAAGCGATAGAGATATTGAAAAGAGAGATAAGTTGTGGTATAAACGGCACATCCATAAGTATCTTAAAGACGTTTATAACAGTATCGGAAATAGGTGAAGCTGATGATGTGCAAGCAAGCATGTTTATCACTTTTGGAAAATCAAATTCATTATAGGAGAAAATAATGGCCCTAGTGCATTGAAAGTTGCAGGACTTATAAATTTAAGTGTAAAAGATACACAAAAAACTGAGGTTAATCCAAACCTGAGTGCAGGTGGTCAAGCAAGTAAAAAAGATAGAGGCAGCTCTGACTTTGCAGGAAATATGGAATGTAAGATGATGGGAGATATTATGCCTTTTATCGCAACACATGTTCTTGGAAGTCCAACAGCTAAAACTGATGTAACGGCAGAAGCATGGGTAACTCTAACAGAATATGAAGTATTTAGTCCGTACACTCTATTGGGTGACATTCTTGCTCACACAGACACTACTCACGATCTAGTATGTAAGGTAGCAGGAGCTTCAGGAGCAACTGAACCAGATATGTCAGGTTTATCAAGCGGTGATACTATTGTAGATGGTACAGTAACTTGGATTGTTCGTGGTAAACTTAAAAAGTATGTAGGCGAATCTGAGCCATGTATTCCAACTTTCGGTGCAGAGTATAGTTCAAGTGCTGGATGTGGTGCTTCTTCAACTTTTAAGAAAAGATTTGAAGGTAACTTTTTAAACTCTTATGAGATTGCAAAAGCAAACGGAACTATCATCCATAAATATTCATTACCAGTAGTGGCAATGAAAGGTGCAGACAATGTTGCTGGAAATCCAGATGGTTCAGATTTTGAATCAATCAAAGATGAAGCAGGATATACTGAAGCAGATATGAATGAACTTCCATTTGGTTATGATGATTTAATGGTACAGTTTGATGATTTAGAGCCAGTGAACGGCAGAAACTTTAGAATGATGATAAATCGCAATGTATCACTAGAAGATGCAACGGAGCAGTTTACTAAGATTTCTAATATTCCTCAGATGACTGTTGATGGAGAGATTCAATTAAAGTTCACAAAAGAGCAATATCTGTCAGCTTATAATAATGAAGCTTCTGTAATAAAAGCACTTTTTGGTAAAGTGAATGGAGATGTTGCACAGTTTACATTTAATAATGTAGAGCGTGATAGAGTTGATCCAGACTTCACTACAAATGAACCAGCGTATTTAACAATACCACTTACAGCAGATGGCGATAGCACTACCGCAACAATAAGTTACACAATTTATTCTGAGGTAGACTACTAGCAACAATAGAAGGGTTAAGAGTTTTCTTCCTGTTTTCTCTTAGCCCTTCGGCATCAAACAGGACTCTTTTTTCATTTTTATCCCCTTAAATTTCCAAAAAGTATAACATGAGACAGAACTAATTACCTTGACCTATATCAAGAAACAGCTATATAACTTATGATATAATGACAACTACTAAAAACAAGGAAAAAACATGGAGCTTTTAGAGAAAATAGAGGGATTGATAGCCTCTGGTTATAAAGAGAGATTTGAGAGATTAATTACAGATATAGAATCTCAACCAAAACTACATAAAGATTTACAAAAGAAATTGGACGAAATAGGTAACACACCTATCGCTGAACCGGAATTATTTAAAGCAATACAAGAAGACGAGATAGTAGTGATTGCAGGAAAAGTTCTTGAAGCAGAAGATATTAAAAAGTATAAAGCAAAAGAAGTGGGAGACTTTTTACATGCTGTTAAAAATAAAGTAACAGAGAAAAGATCAGAAGATGGAACTTTTAAATCAACTCCAAATACAGAAAACTGTATTCTTCCAAACTTCTTAGAAGCAGAAGAACTTAAAAAACTTGGAAATGAAGACCTTAAGTTAAGAAATGAACATTTGAGAGCAAGCAATAAAGAGCAAGTAGTCATAGAAGAGAAGATTAACAACATCGGAAAGAATCTTCAAAAAAGAACATTTGAGATTTCAGGCTTAGATATAGAAAAATTAACAGAATGGGAAAAAGACCTTATCACAGAACAAATATATATATGTTCAGTAGATGCAAGTCTTAGTGCATTAGGGAAAAGTCTGGGAAACTAATAAAGTGGTGGTTCGATGAGAAAAACATAGATGAAAGAGAGTTTATACTAAGTCAAAACATCTCTGAAGAAGAACTCATAAGTGATGGAGTGAAAAGAAGGATAGATGCCTACTTCCATCCAGAATCATCACAGTTATCAATAAAGCTTTTTAACTTCTTTAGAAACACAGAAGTATATACAATCACAGCAAGCGGTATGGATCATTGTGTATTAAGTTTAGACCAATATATAATAGGAAACATTGGAAAAAGAGATTATAATATAGAGTTGTCAAGATACTTACCATCATTTTATAAATATGAAGAAGAGATGTTGAAGAAACAACAGAGAGAGGCTAGAGCTAGGCAGTGAGCCTAGTCTTGTATTCCTGTTACTTTTGCCGACCTTGATATTGCCTTTAGTGTGCCAAAAGATACTTCACCACACATTATTTGATTTTTATAATATCTTACCACTCCCATTCTAACCGTAGCATATTCTAAAACATCCCCACCCTTACCATCTTCACTTAAACTAGCAAATATCTTTTTGCCTTCTGAGTCAATCATATCTGGAAAGTGAATTGCTAGTGTTGATGGGTCTATTCTATCGTCATTTCCATTATGAAAACCACTAATAAACCAAGCGGTTATATATTCTTTATCATCACTATTTTTTTCTTGCCAAACACTTCTTAAAAACCCCTCAACAGACTCATCACTATCTTTCTTTTTTGCTCTATATATTGGTATATTCAGCTCTTCGTTCATAATTGCTCCTTAATTTTCAAAAGTATAACATAGTGGATGAGGTTTCAACTTGACTTAAATCAAGAAATAAAGAAAAATACGATATAATCAACAATCAAGATTCTACTATAAGCGAGAAAAGATGCCTGCTTCTATTAAAACCGTATTGACAATGGATGATAAACAGCTAAAAGCAAGTTTAGACTCAATTAAGAAGTATATGAAAGATACCTACTCCGAGATAGGTAAAGCAACACAAGAAGCATCTCAAGCATCAGACAAATTAGAACAATCCCAAAGACAATTAATTAAATCAAACAAAGCTCTACGAGATGAAAAAGTAAAACTTAAAAAATCTACAAAAGAGCAATCAATAGAGCAGAAAAAAGTAGTAGAGCGAATAATAAGAGAGAGAAACGCTATAAAAGATAATATAGCTTCTCAGAGAATAGATATAGCAAACAGAAAAAGAAAGATAATCGCATTAAAGCAAGAGTCAATTGCTCTTAATAAAGCTACTCTTTCAGCAAAAGTAAATGAGAAAACCACAGGAAACCTAGCAAATACAACTATACGCTATCTAAGATGGGCTGGAACATTAGTAGGAGTGACATACGCTTTAAGCAGAGCGTGGGGAGCTACAATAGGTCGAGGTTTGGAAGTCAATAGAATGATGGAAGACAACACCGCTGGTATCTCTGCCCTTCTATCTGCCAACACTCAAATGGTTCTTTCAAATGGACAGATAGTAGATTCCTATGAAAAGTTTGCAATTGGTCAAACTATGGCTGGTCAAACAATGGAAGACCTAAGAAAAGCCTCAGTAAAAACATTTGCAACATTTCCTCAACTTACTGAAATCTTTCAACAGGCGATTGGTCAAACTCTTGCAATGGGAGATAGTTTTGGTTCAACAACCCAACAAATAATAGATAACACCGTAAAACTTTCACAAAGAATGTCAAATATCGCTGGTGCTATTGGTATGCCAATGGACAGAGTAAGAGAAGAAATTCGTTCACTGCTATCTGGAAATGCTAGTACAGATTCGCTTATCTCTACTATGATATTTGGCTCACCAACAGAAGCAAATAAAGCAATAAGAATGGCTAAAGATAGAGGAACATCAGGTGTAAAAGATATGCTTGACAATATGCTGAAGCCATTTGATGCCCTAGAAGGTGTAGATACTTATACTAGATCATTGCTTACTTTAGAAGATGCTTGGTCAAATACTACAAGAATTTTAGCTGAACCAGTAGCAGAAGACTTAAAGGTAACATTTAAAGATTTAGCTAAGGAGATAAATGAAAATGCTGAAAACCTAGCTGAGAGCTTTGAAAGAATATATGATGGGTCTACAGCGATAGCAGTTCCATTTGGGATAATGGTTGAAGCAGGAAAGTCAGTATCAGAAATGTTTGTCTTAATTGGAAAATCTGCAAAAGAAACATTTAAGATTTTAGGTGGAAGCACAGAAATATCAGCATTTTCAACTACAATGCTAGGGTTGTCTGTATTTTCAACTACAATGCTAGGGTTGTCTGTGATGCTAGAAACAGTTGGAGCAGGACTAGCTAACTTCGGTACAGTAGCATCATCTTTTACATTTTCTATGAGTGAGGGATTTGGGTTTGATATATCTAAAGCAAACAAAGAGATATTAACAATAGATGATATCACTGCAAAATATGCAAAAGCATATAATAAAATAGTTAAAACTACCTCTACTGCTCAAGCACCAGTAGAAACAATTGAAACAAATCAAGCGAAAGCAACTAAAAAAAGAGTAGAAGAGCTAGGGAAACTACAAACCAAACATACAGCACTTTTTAAAGCAGTATCAGAGGCAGAGAAGAAAACAAATAGAGAAAAAGACAAAACAATAAAACTCCAAGAAGAGATATTAAAAAATGCAAAACAGATTGCTGTAGCTGAAAAAGCTCTAGCAAAAGTGCAAACACCAACAAGTAGAGTAGCATTAACAGAAGGTAAAAGAACATTAGTAAAAAGAAACCGAGATATAGCAAATCAGATACTAGAGATAGAAAAAACAGAAGCAGACAAAAAAGCGAAGATTAGAGATAAAGCGTATAATAAGATAAGAAAAGACAGCATAAAACAGCATAAACTAGAATTGAAAGGGTATGAAGAAAAAAGAAAAAAAGCAAAACAGTTAGCTAGTGATGATGTAGCACTAAAAAAAAGACAAATAGAAGCAACAACAGAAGGAATTGAAAAAGCAATAGCTCTTGCAACAATAGAAGCTGACAGCATCCAAGCTCAAATAGAAGATAGAAGAATGTTGGGAAAAAATACAAAAGAATATTATGATAAGTTATCAGAAGCAGAAAAGCAAATAGCTAGTCAAATACAGTTTAACTATACAAAAATGGGTCAGATAATTCAGGGTGTAGCACAGCAAATGGAAACAAGTCTTGGGAGCTTCTTTGACCATTCATCAGAAAAATTTGCAGATTTTGGAAACTTAGCTCAAGACATACTTGGTCAGATACTTAAAGACATGATAAAGATACAGATAATCAAACCAATTACAGGTGGGATAACTGGGGAATTGACTAGCTTTTTTGGCGGTGGAGCATCAGCAGGAGGAGTTTCTGGCGATCTTGGTGGAATGGGTTGGGGTTTTGCACAAGGAGATTCTTTTAGCGGAAGCCCATCGTTGTCAACACACTCTAACTCTGTAGTGTCAAAGCCTACTGCTTTTATGTTTGCCACAGGAGGAGTTCCAAATCTAGGGATTATGGGCGAAGAGCGTGATAATAAATGTAGAAAATAATACAGGCGAAGATATAAAACAAGAAGATACAAGTGTATCTTTTGATGGAGAAAAATTGATAGTAAATATGGTCTTGAGTGCTATAAGAAGAAATAAGCATGGAGCAAGAGACACAATTAGGGAGGTAAGATAATGGCAACATTTCCAACACTTTCAGTACCGCCAAGCAATAACTATAGTGATGAGATTGTAAAACCAATAGTGAGAACAAAGTTTGAAGGAAATTACAATCAGACAAGACCTAAATATACTAGGTCTGCAAAAAACTTCAATTTAAAATTTAGACCGATTACTGAAGCAGACAAGCTAATATTAGAAACTTTTTTTGATACAAATAGTGGTAATTCATTTACGTGGACTAACCCATCAAATGAAGTTGTGTATACGGTTCGATTTGTAGAAGAGAGTCTAAAGTTCAAACGCATACTGGCGATAGACTATGAAGTAAGTATACCACTAGAGGAAGTATAATGCTATCCAACAATGTAATTGAGCATAAAAATTCACTAGCTAGTGATAAAGAGATACTTTTATTATTGGAAATAAATATTCCATCAATAGAGAATCCCATTTATATTACAAACAACAACGAAGATGTGACGTGGAATGGCGAGACTTGGCAAACTCTTGGATTTGATATAGACGATATTGTTGATGAGTCAAACAATTCAATTCCAGAAGTTAATTTAAAAATATCTAATGCCTCAAGAGCTATGGAATTATATATAATTAAATATGATATATGGCTAAAGCAAAATCCACACCAAGCAATAGATACGACTCTTTATATAGTTAGTAGTGCTGATTTAGCAAACACAACTCCTATTCAATCTTATTCTTATGAAGTAAGCAAATATGCAACTGATCCAGAATGGGCTACATTTACTTTAAGCTTCGGAAATCTATTTATAAAAAGATTCCCAAAAAACAGAATAACAAGAAATTCATGTAGATGGAGATTTGGAAGCACAGAATGTGGCTATTCAATTATAGGAAGTGAAACATGCAATAAAACTCTATCTAATTGTAGATCATATAATAATAGTGAGAGATTTGGTGCTTTTCCTTCAGTGGGTGGTAGATTAGATAAGGTTTATTTATGAAAAAATTTATAGGTATACCATTTGAAGACGGAGAGCCATCTTTTTATGGAGCAAACTGCATAACTCTAATAGAGTTGGCATATAAAGAACACTTAAATATTGAAATCCCAAAGATAAGAGTGCAGAGTGAAAACACTAGACGAATTTTTATGGAGTATCTGCAACAAATATCAGAAAACTGGGAAGCTGTAGATGAACCAAAAATGTTTGATATAATAGCTATGGCTAGAGACATTAAGCACCCAAAAATGATACAACATTTTGGAATATACATAGGGGATGGGTTAATGCTTCATACTTTAAAAAACGTAAACTCTCATATTGTTAAAATAGAGGAATATGAATATTTTATAAAAGGCTACTATAGATGGCAAAAATAGTACATATACTTAATCCTTTTGATCCACTTAATAGTAGAGATATTGTTTCAAAAGATGGTGGCAATCCTCTGTATAGTTATTTTGGAGAAGTAGATAACTGCTATGAAATAATAGCTTCAGTGAATGGTCATATAGTTGAAGACTATGAAATGATAGTTGCTCAAAGTGATTCAGTTGCTTTTGTTGCTATACCTAAAGGTGGTGGTGGAAGTAGTGGCGGTAAAGATATTCTTCGTACAGTAGCTCTAATTGCAGTTGCAGTATATGCTCCTGCTCTTGCTGGTGCTTTAGTCTCAAATCCTATTGGTATTGCTGTATTGAGTGCAGGATTAATAATTGCAGGGGGGATGATTGTAAATTCTATATTACCTCCACCTACTCCGGATTATTCTAACCCATCACTAGGGGATGGATACTCTAATTCTTCTACATACAGTTGGGGAGTTCAGGCAAACTCAATCCAAGATGGTATAGCTATTCCAGTGATATATGGAACAAACAGATTAGTTCCTCCTGTTATATCTCAGTATGTTGAAACTGTAGGGAACAAACAATATATAAATATTTTATATGCGATAAACGATGGAGAAGTAGATTCAATAAGTGATATCTATATAAATGACAATCCAATAGCTTACTATAATAACGTAACAAGCGAGATAAGATTAGGAACAAATAATCAACTGCTAGTTCCTGCATTCGACAACACAAGAGTAGACACAGCAGTGAACACTCTCATCACAGAAACTTTTGTTACAAGGCAAGGAAGCTCAAACACAACAAATGGGCTTGTAATAACAATAGTAGCCTCAAGAGGTTTATATTCTGCTAATGATAATGGAGGGCTAGATGCCCTATCTGTTGGATTAACAATAGAATATAAAGAGACATCAAGTGGAACATGGCTTAGTTTTGTAGGAACAGCAATTATCTCTGGAGCACAAAATAGCCCTGTAAGAGCAACATTTACTTTAGACGACTTACCTCCAGCAGAATATGAAGTAAGAATAAAGAGAAATAACACACAGTCTACAAGTTCAAGAGTATCAGATTCAGTTGCATTTGAAGCAATCACAGAGATTATATATGATGACTTTATTTATCCAAATACAGCACTGTTAAGCATAAGAGCATTAGCAACAGATCAACTAAGTGGTGGAAGACCAAAAGTAAGCTGCTTAGTGACAGCAAACAGCAATAACCCATCATTAATATCCCAAGACATTTTAACATCGTGGGGTGGTGTTTTACCGATAAATATGGGAGCAACAGAATTTGATGAATGGGAAACTTTTTGTACAACAAACTCATATGAATGTAATATAGTGTTTGATGCAACAATAGACATTAGACAAGCTTTAGATTCTGTCTCCCAACTTGGTAGAGCTATGGTTGCAAGATTTGGGTCTACATATCTTCCTTTAATTGATAAAGCAGATACCTTACCAACACAAGGCTTTTTATTTACAATGGGAAATATAGTGAAAAATTCTTTCAGTGAAGAGTTTTTACCAATATTAGATAGATCAAATGTATTAGAGATTACATATTTTGATGAAACACTAGATTATGAAAGACAGTCTTTTGAATTGTTTCAAAATGGTTTTGACGAAAGTACATCAGAGATAAAAAAATCAAGTATCGCACTATATGGATGTACCAATAGAGAAATGGCGATAAAGTATGGAAGATATGTTTTAAATAAATCAAGATACTTAACAAACACTGCATCTTTTGAAGTTGCATTAGATGCGGTTGTATGTAGAGCAGGAGATATAGTCAGTGTAGCACATGACGTTCCTCAGTGGGGATTTAGTGGAAGATTAGTTGATGCTGTTAGCACAATTTTGACTCTTGATAAAGAAATTACTATGCTTGACGATGGCACTCAATACGCTATTACAATAAGAATATCCGAAAATGACAACATCATCAACAAAAACATAATTGTTCCTTCTGGAGGTTATAATGGGGTTGAGGTTGAGGTTGATAGTGCTTTTACTACACAACCATCAAAATTTGACATTTATTCATTCGGAGAACTTACAAAAACAACTAAAGAGTTTAGAGTATTAAGTATTTCAAGAAGCTCTGACCAGATGAGAAGAATATCAGCAATTGAATATATAGCAGAAGTTTATGATGATGATATTGATTCTATTCCAGTAATTAATCAATCATCTTTAGAAAATGTATTTAACCTTCAAGCCTCAGACGGATATTTATTAGGTTCAAATAGTGGAGAAAATGATATTAATATTACATGGTTTGGTGTAGGGATTTCATGGGATGTTTATTATAAATTAAGTAAAGAAACAGAGTATATTTTAGCAGGTAACGCTGTGACAACATCATTCCAGATAAAAGGTGTTTCATTAGGAAAATATGACATCAGAGTAGGGGATAAAACAACACAAGTTACTTTATTGGGAGATTCAAACGATTTAGCAGACGTTACTGGACTAATTTCATATTATAGAAATGAACAAACAGTATTGACTTGGAATGAAACAGATGATGGCAGAACCCCAATTGACTACGAAGTAAGACTTGGAACCGTATGGGAAGATGGAACATTTTTAACAAAAACACCAACCAGAGAGTTCTTAGTAACATCCGATGGAGCATATATGGTTAAAGCCCATTTTACAACATCAGGTGGAGCAGAAGTATATAGCACTAATGAAGCACAATCTTTAGTAAGCGGAGCGGTAATATCCAAAAACATAGTAGCTAGTTATGATGAAAAAAATACAGGATGGCTTGGAAACAAATCTAATATGTTTATAAATAGTGATGGCAACTTACAGATGTCAGCTATTGGATTGTTTGATGATATTCCAGACTTTGATGCTGTTGTAAATTTAGATAATTATGGTGGTGTAGTATCAGAAGGTTCTTACGAGATACCTGCTTCGCATATAGTAGATGTTGGAACTGCACAGCAATGTAGATTGTGGGTAGAATATGCTGTTAAAGGATTTGACAATACAGCTATAGCTACTTTAGATGATGTTCCAGATTTTGATGCAATAGAGAACTTTGATGGGATTATTAGTGTTACAAATGAATTTAGTTTAGTTGTTCAAATTGCAATAGCAGGTGATGATGAAATTTTTGGAGATTGGCAAAACTTTAACGCTGGAAACTATATAGGAAGAAAGTTTAAGTTTAGAGGGTTATTTTACTCTTTTAATGAAAACGTAACAGTGATTTTATCTAAAGCTATCTTTTTTGTAGATATGGCGGACAAAATTCAATCTGATGATACTATAAGCATAGGGAGTGGTGGAGACACAATCACATACCCAATAGCATTTCAAGTGAAACCGAGTACAAA